CCGCAATGCCGCCACCGGTTGTCACGTTATCCGCTAATATAGTTGCGGCGACTTGCCAGGTTGAACCATCAACAGTTACTTCAACATCGGCTGGATCAGTTCCGGTAACAGAAATTGTGTGGTAATTAAAACGAGACACATTAACCGAAGTGTAAATCAAAGCATTATCAGCAGCGCCAGCAGTACCAGCCCATTCAAGGTACTGATCGCCCGGCAAAGAATAGCTCTCACTCATGCTTTTTCTCCCTCGTATAAAGTCGTTACAGTTGGAGCCGTACCACCGGTTAACGTCGTTAAGTTGGTTCTAACATAACGAACAGTCTTATCAAAAATATGAAACATGCCTTTTGTTGCAGTCAGCTCAGCCGCACTCATTACGTGTGACGCTAATGAAACCCACGTCGAATCATCCAGCGAGCCTTCTAAATCGACAGTAACCGCCGTCGGCGCACCGGTGATAGTGAATTGAACTGTGTGGTTACGCGGTTTCATCCGAACAGCCCAAGTCGGGCTTGCGCCCGTTGCGGTTGCCGCATCTAATAGTTTTACTGCCATGAGAGTGTCCTATAATGAGTTGTCGAACGTACCGTCCGGTACAGAGGTGGGAGTCGCCCAGGAAGCGGTCGAGGTTTCAGTGTCGGCTTGTTCGGGACGAGTCCACGCCACGCTTTGATCGTCCTTCATGCCTCGAAGGAAATCTTGTGGGTGACGTGTTTCCCAGCACGACTCAGGGCAGACATAATATCCGTCCCAGGTCTTTTTTAAATCGCTGGATTTTCGTTTCTCACCACACCGATCACAAATAGCATTCCACTGACCTTTCGCTAAAAAGTCGGCTTTTCCCATTATGTAATAGTGATTCCTGTAACTACGGTACACTGACCATAGGCATACCATTTCGTGCCGTTAGTCTCGACTGTCACCCAGTCTCCTAAAACCGCCGCACTTGCTACGAAATTAACAAACGTAGCGCCACTGGCATTAAAAGAAGCGGCGGCAGTCTGACCGGTACTGGTATTAATACTACCAATTAAAATATTGGTATCCGCCGCTGCATTTTCAGTGATAATGTAGGCAGTCGTTGGGTTAGTCTCAACACGAAACCGAACCTTCCAACCTGCCTTTACGTTTGCAACCGCAGGTAATGTCACAGTAAAACCACCCGCTAAATTCAAGCCAAACGTTTTGCCATTGTCTTGTGCGTCAAGCGTCTTGGTTGTAATTAACGATTCATAAGAACCAGCTCCGACCGAAATCGGACCCGAGAAATGTGTGTTAGCCATTTTATCTATTCCTTCCCATAGGGAGTCAACTCGCGTTTTTCAGCGATCTATAATAGAGAAAGCCCCCGAAGGGGCTTAATTTTACGCGCCAGGCGAGCCGTACAAGCAGCGAGGATCAGTCCAGCCGAATGAATAACGTTCTGTTGCCTTAAACTTTGCGTTTGAGGTATCAAAATCATTATCGATAGCAAACTTGACAGCTTTTCGTTCAAAGTTGGTCATACCGTTAGGTATGTCAGTTTGAATAAACCACGCATCAAGATCGGTTAAGTAATGATTGATTACAATTTGAGGAATGGATCCCATTGTTCGCATTGCATTCATATCATTATCGGCAGTATTGACACGGTTGGTAGACATGAGGATTCGCTCTGCTTCAAATTGCAGATCGTTTTTAATGATCAGCTTTTTAGGCAGGACCTTCATTTGTTTACCGCGATCATCCAGGAAGTTACCAATATCAATAACTGCCTGTTCCAGCGCTGCCTCCGATAAATCAGAAGCCGTTGCAACACCGTTGGTCCAGGTTCCACCCGATACGTTAGCGTGAGACGTACTACCACCACCGCCTGCTGAGGCGATCAAAGTAGCGGCATCACCACCAACGTAAGAGGTGTTAAACGCACGATTCAACACATTTGCTGCCACAATTTCTTTAGTGACACGCATTGAATACGCCAACCCTTCAGTTCGTCGCTGACCAATAACGTCATATTGATCATCATCAATCATTTCTTCAGTGATGATAAAACCAAGACCGTAAACAACGTGGTTATAACGAGTGAGAAATCCTTGTTGCTCGGTGTCATACCCGATAGGATTGCCTTCTGTTTTAACCGCAGCGGTTCCAAATCCAGTAACACCAACGTCTTCTTCAAAGGCTTTACGCGATCCTTTGGTTTCGAAGATCATCTTGCATTCTTCTGGATACTCATTGTATTTATGACCGTAAATGGCATTAAGGCCAGGCCACAATAATTTGGCAAAATTGCCAGTAGTAATAGGCATGATTTATTTCTCCTTAATCCCAAACTGATTTAGATTTCAGCGCAGTAACCCAATAACGTGTATTGATTAGCGTGCTGTCATTATCTGGATATGCCGGAATTTCAACGATAGTGAAATCCGTAGTACCCGCGTTGACTTCATGAGCTGAACGACCAGTGGTTGTGTTACCTGTTGTTGCTACAACATCAACAATGTCACCTATCGCCGCATCAAGATCAGCCGATGACTGAACCTCGAAAATCATGTCGTCAAATGGAACGTACCAAACACGCCAATCTGTACTGGTTGATGCGCTATCGTCGTAATACAACGTAGTCAACGTGTCAGGATTGTAAGCACCTGCATATTGACCACTAGCGGCATCTTTTTTACCAAAGCCAACCGCAACGCCCAACATTGTTGCGTCGGCTGTGGTCATTACCTTGCCTAAGTTTGAAACTAGCGAAATAGCATCGCCGATGAACATATCCGCTGCGGTAACACCAATGCTGCGAAGGTTGCCTGCCCAAGGTGCGCCCGATAACATTTTTATCGGAGTGAAACCTCTTGGGCGATCTGGATTAGCCATAATAAAATTCCTTATGATTAGTGACGATCAATAATGACTGAGCCATAGTGACCGTCTTTCAATTTATCTTTAACATCCCGGCGAATAGAGTCTTCGGTAGCATCAACGTCTCGTTGCTTAGCGGCTTGATCATCGTTAAAATAATCTTCTCGCTGTCGCATTAAATACGCTGTAGTACCTTTTCCCATATCCTTCGACACAACCCCTGCTTCTGCATGAGTTCCATCAACACCGGAATCCCCAACGTCGGCGGCTGATACATGCTCGTATCCCGCTTTCTTAAATCTGTCTAATCGTCCGCTACCATCATTCACCCATCGGTCTTTGTATCCTGCGGGAGTATCGTTTACGGTCGTAATATTGCGTCGGCCACCTACGGGAACGCGCATTTGTTTTGACACGACTGCTGTTTTCTCAGAAGCGTGACGTTGTTTCATGCGATCACTCGCGGCTTTTCTTTGCTTATCAGACCACTCTCTCTTGCTCATTATCGAATCTCCACAACTTGACGAAAATATGTCTGAACATCTTCATCATTTTTAAATACGCCATTCGCCTTAAAGTTCTTAAACACTTCACGCTCATTTTGCGTTAATTCTTTTTCTGAAATTTTTCCGTTAATCGGCTTGCTGCTTCCAGGTGTGCTACCTTCAACTGACGCTGGCCTCGACCGATTTTGGTTTTCAAATTTACCGGGGTGTAACTCCTGCACATGTTCTCCAATAGCATCGAACAATTTCTTTCCTCGAAGTCCTTTGCCGTAGTAAAACTCTCCAACCTTGTCCGCTTCGACCTGCAAAAAGTTAGAGCTTGTGTACCAATCATTGTCAGACAACCAGGCATCAAACTCCGGGTTCTCCGCTTTAACCGGTATTTCTTCCGATGGTTTTACAGCGGTGCGAATTTCTTCATCGATCTCAACGACCCGATGATTGTCACCTTCATCTAAAGCAGTCACCTTCTCGGCTTTTAGCTGACCAATTCGCTCTTGATAATTAGCCTCTGCTTTTTTCAAATCACTGGAACGAACTTTTTCGTAGTGATCTGTTAACTGCTCAAATGAAGATTGTAATTTGTTATTTTTTTGTTTTAATTCGTCTATCTGTTTAAAGAAACGCCCATCATGAACAAACTCTGAGGCACTTTTTTTATTAGGGCCATCAAAGTCAGACTGCCAACCTTGACTTTCTGCTTCCTTAATTTGCTCCGGTGTATCATCCATTGGACACCTCCAGATTTTCGTCAAGCTTCACAACCCTTGCTTGAATCGCGTCATCATTAATCACAACGTATTCTTCGCCGTCATCAGGATCGGTAACGTACTTTCCTGCATAACGCGCAAACACCACGCGATCACCAACGTCAACCCACGGCTCACCACCCATAATAGGATCGAGCCAGGCAGCCTCGCCAAAATCCATAACGATACCCGTTGATGTTGCCGCCTTTTCTTCTCGTACATAATTGGTGGTCTGCGCTATCACAATGCCACCTTGAGTTACTTCTTCTATTGAATCCGGTTTAATAATTACCCGATTCCCTAATGCTTCAATCATTTTATTCTCCTGTTTCTCAGACATAAAAAAACCGCTCAAGCTTTCTTGAACGGTCAATTTCTAATTAGTAATCTTTTTATTTTTTGTAAAAGCCTTCAATCTCGTCAAGACCAATTTCACTAATCTGCACCAATGTCATTGCAAGTGTGCTGATTCTTATCTGATCTTCTTGAGGAATAACGTCGCCATTTAAAATTGCGTCAGCAACAATGCTGGATTCTTCTTTAGCAGAATCCTTTAAATATTTTTTAAACTTCTCTGTTATCGGGTGTTCTAACCATTCCTTAAAATCATCCTTGTCCATTTGGTGTGCCCTGAGATTGTTGCTGCATCTGTTTACGTTTTAATTCCAATTCTTCTTCTTTTCGATCCTGTTCCTTGCCCTGTGAAATTTCATCAAGTTCTGTTTTGTATTCGTCTCGTTGTGTGCCAAATTCTTCGGCTTCGGCTTTTGCTAAATTCAACATGCCGATAGTCTCATCTTTAATTTCTGAAATTCTCAAGCGTTCTTTTTCAAGTTCGAGTCTTTCTCTTTCTATTTCAAGTCGTGCAATATCGAGCTGCTTTGTATGCTCGGCTTCAGCTTTTTTCAATTCTATTTCAGGATCGGGCTGTGGTTCAGGTGGCGTTAAAAGCTCGTCAATATTAGGCAAGTCCATTGCCTCTAACACAATTTTTGCAGCCGCTTGTCTGTTTGGTATTAAACCTTGCTGCATCATTTCTGAAATTTGCTGCGCTTTGATCATCCGCTGAACTTCAGAAACAATAGCCGGATCAGAATAAGGAATCACTGCCGTTACATCGTCTTTATAATCTTGCTGAAAAATCATTGATGGATCTTGTCCTTCAGATAACTGCGGATCAAGAATCTGAAAATAACTTTCCTTCGGTAAATAAATACCGTTCAATCTTTTTAATTTCTTAAGCTCGTTCTTTAATGCTCGGTGCAATCGTTTTAAAATAGAAGAATAAACTTTTAGACCTTGATCAATAACGGCCATCGAGGTTGTTGCTGGTTGGTTTTGACCGGGGTTTTGACCAAGTAACATCGGAACGGTATTTGATAATTCCTTGCCAGATTCGATCATTAAACCAAGCAGATTAAATAAAACGCCCGACGGCTCTCTAACGGGTAACGGCACGATGGATTTTCGTAAATCGTCTCCAGTGGACATCACTTGCTTCCACTCGAACGGATTAAACGAATGTTCGCCGCCCTTAAGTCTTGCACCACGACCGAGGAAACCAGCAGAGCGGTTGCTCATGGTTCCTGCGTCAAGTAGCTGGTTTATCGTCGTATTAATTGTATCGTTAATAGGACCAAGCAAAAGACCAAAACCAATGTCGTAAAAAGAACCGTCAGGATTAGGGACAAAGCCGTATTTGGTAAAGTATTCAATGCGTTCAATCGAAACAACTTTATTTTCTCTCACTTTTACTTTATCAAGATCATAAGCCGCAACAATACGAGCCACCTGACCACCACCGGTTGTAACGATGTAAGGCTCTTTATAACCATCATCATCTAAATCCAGCCAGCAATGTTGTTCTAAAAATAAATTAGGCGTTGTGTCTTCATTTCGTGGTGCGTGAATACCGTGGATCTGATCCGTTATAATTAACTCGTCCGGTTCAACCTTGTCATAATCCTGATCTAAAAATAGACCAGAATTAATTCGCTCAACAACATCGTTGTCTTGTAAATGTATCTCATGGGTTAAGCGGGGTGCGCTGGATAGTCTTCTGGTCCAGTAATTTACAACTAAATGTTGCGGATAAACCAATTCCGAAACATTGCGATTTTTGGCAGGAGAAAAATAACTCTTTTTAAACATACAACCGACAATGGGCAAAGACAGGCATAACTGATCCATGTCATCTTCCCATTCTTCCATTTCATCAAGAAGCTGGTAACTCATGTGCAGGCCAATACGTTGTGCGCTTTTTGCTTTTTCACCGTCAGGATCAAATCCTGTGACCTTGCCCTTCGCGACATTTGCACTACCGATTAACCCAGGATAGGCTCTTGCCCCGAACTGCATTGTTGCTGTTGTCAATAAGGGATACTTAACATTTGCAGCATTAGGCCACGGCGTATTTTTGGTTTCCATGACTTGCAAGGCAAGCTTCATATACTCGCCCTGACGAGATTCCCATTCCGTGCGAGATTCCTTGTCCTCTGCATGACCTTGCTTGACCTTGCTAGCAATCAACTCCAGTTGTTGTGGTTTTAATAAAGTTGCAACGTTGTCCATATCGACAACTTTTTCTAACCATTGAAATCCCATTATTAATACCCTGTCACAGCGTTGATACCAAAGTTAAAATTTTCATGTTCCAGCTCCCATTCCTCATCTTCATACTCTTGAGCCGAGGGCGCTTCGATCATTTCGTGAACCAATAATGCAAGCCAGGCAAGTGCATCAACCTGATCGCAGGTTGTCCATTTTGGAAAGTGGAGTAATTCTTCTTCTAAATCGGCGTACCATTCGGCCTCCTTGTCAAACTTGACTTGACCTGCACGCATCATAGCCCTTAGTGTTTGTGCGCGAGATTCCTTGTCTTTTGTCGGAGGTTTGGCATCGATGTTTAAATAAGTGCCGGTGCGATTCATTCGGTCATACAGAAAAGGACCGATACTTTTTTGAATGTTTTCAGATTCCATTCTAAAGACAGCAACGTCCCATCGAGTGTGGATGGAAAAAATTTCATCGGCTATTTCTAAAGAATCGAGACGGCCTCGTCGCATATCAGTAATATAAAGCTTACGATCGCAATCCATACCACCCACCGGCATAGCGGAATAAGCACTGCGTTTTGTTTGCGTAATCGCGAGATCCGCTGCCGCATAGTACGTTTTTCGTATCTCATGATCGCCCTGCTCCATCGGAAGGAAGTCGCTTTTTCTAAAATACGCTTTCGAGGGATCGATAGGGTTATTCAAGTACTCCTGAGAGTAAACATCGAGCATGCCTTGTTCGGCAAAATCCTGACGAATTAATTTTAAACGAGTCTCAGTGTACATCTCCGGCCACAACAGATTATCAAACTCCGTGTCGTGCGCCCGAAACAAAACGCCATGCCAGGAGCGCTCAAAAGTATCGCCGTCATAATTCGGTTTTAACTGTTTAACTTTATCCGGGTCTTTTTCCGTAAAGCGCATCAACGGCGTATCAACGGTATAACCTGACTTTGCCGGAGGCATAAACCGGTTTAATAAAGAGTCCATGTGCATAATCGTACCGACCATGCGAATCTTGCCACCATCCCTTAAGATCGGTTTCACTGCACCATAAAACCAGCGACGAAATTTTTCACGCCGTTGCTCTGAAGCAACCAATTCTTCATCTTCCAAATCGTCCGGCACAACCAAAGACGGTCGTTTGCGTTCCCATTTAAGGCCCCGCATACGCTGTTCTGCCCCTTTAACGATGATCCTAAAACGATAATTGCCTTCGAGTTCAACAATAATTTCAGTTTCACGTTCTTTAATAAACCGCTTAAAACCAAACAGCTCAGTAATCAGCTCATTTTCTTGCAGCTCAACCTTAATATCATTAAGGAAACCGGACGCAAGCTCCTCATTTGCAGAAATAATTAAAACGTGCTGATGCTCTTTAAACAAAACAACCGCAAGAATATAAGCAAACGTAATAGCGGTCGATTTCGCACTTCCCCTGGGCGCTGCAATAGCAACCTGCGGGTGTGGCGACACACAATAGCGCCACATAACCCGGTGGTGTTCCGGGATGGGCTTTGGATCATCGTAACGAACGCCTAAGACGGATTCTGTAAATCCTTCTATTGCTTCAGCGGTTAAAGGCATGTTACTCTCTAGCGAACATGGAAAATGAATATACTCACGACATACTTTCAGCAAGAACAACGGCTGAAATTCTAAACTTAATCGAGCAAGTCGATAGCGACAAGCGCGAGATTAAACGCCTTGCTACACTATTGCTGGATCAAAAGCCCTCACCCATACAGGTATCAAAGCTAGCCTCACTCAAAATAGAATTGGGCGAATTAAACTCTGTCCGGGTAGCATTAACCACCAAACAAAGGCTTGTTAAAAAAAGTGAAGCAATGGCACGAAAAGCGTTAAACGAAAGCAGCTCCGGATTTCTCCAGGCGTTCCTTGAAGCTGCAAGCGAAGTGCTTTCAAAAGAAGAATTTACAAAAATTAAAAAACGCGCTGACGACAGGTTACTTGCGACCAAAATACGCGCTCAAACGGAATAGTAATACCAACAACTTTACAGTATTCAGTTTCTATCCTTGCATTGATTAAGCTGAAAATTAAAAAAATAAAAAAACTATAAAATAAATACACCTCAACTACTTTTCTTTGCAGCATTGCGGTGTCAACCTTTTAAGAATATGAAAAAAATTGAACTGAATATTACTGACGATC